GCTAAAGCCCAGCTTAAAGCAGCTAAACAAGCATACAAAGAGGCTTATGAAGCAGGTGATTCTAATGCATTGATGGAAGCCCAAGAGCTACTAACAAAAGCTCAAATGGATCTTGAAAAGGCAAAGAATTTTAAATTACCCCCTTTACAAGACGAAAATTTTGTTGTACAAACGCAACAACAGCCTCAAAATGTACAGCCAGTAGATCAAAAACTAGATCGTTGGCAGCAGGAAAACCCTTGGTTCGGACAGGACGAAGAGATGACTGCAGCAGCTATGGGACTTCATGAAAAGATGAAGCGCCAAGGTGTACAGATTGGTTCTGATGAGTATTACGCAACGTTGGACAAAACAATGCGAAAACGGTTTCCAGAGGAATTTGGAGACATGGAAGTAGAAGAAGAAGTAGAAGTCCCAGTTAAGCAGAAGGCAGACAGTCCTAAACCTAGAGCTGGTAACGTAGTAGCTCCGGCAACACGGTCGACGGCACCGAAACGAGTCAGGTTAACTCAGTCGCAAGTTGCGATTGCAAAGAAACTTGGTCTTACCCCAGAGCAGTACGTTAAAGAACTTATTAAAGTGGAGGCCTGACATGGCTACAAATAGAATTAATCGTGATACTGATAACCGAGAATTTAGTGAACGTCCTAAACAGTGGATGCCACCAGAGTTACTTCCAGAGCCAGACAAAGAGCCCGGATACGGTTACAAATGGATTCGTGTTTCAATGTTGAATGCTCCAGACCCACGCAATGTAAGCGTAAGGTTTAGAGAAGGTTATGAGCCAGTTCGACTTGAAGAACAACCCAAATTTAAACTGTTAGTCGATGACAATAGTCGTTTTAAAGACAATATTGAAATTGGCGGGTTATTGCTCTGCAAGCGCCCAATTGAGATGGATCAGCAACAGGCTGCATATTTTGACGCCCAAACTGCCGCTCAGTCGGAAGCCGTAGACAACAATCTTATGCGCCAGAGTGATTCGAGAATGCCGATCTTTATGGAACGGAAATCCTCGGTGACCTTTGGTAAAGGTTCTTAATAATTTAGGAGATTTTCATGGCTTATCCTACAGTTTCGGCCCCTTACGGTCTAAAGCCTGTTAACCTCATTGGCGGTCGTGTATATGCTGGTTCTACCCGCATGTTCCCAATCGTTAACGGTTACAGCACAAGCCTGTTCAACGGTGACGTTGTTCAGATTGGTACCGGTGCTAACATCGGTAACTTGGTTGCCTCTACTCTTGCTTACAACGCTTCTAGCGCTGTTGCAGGTACTATTGGTGTTTTTGTTGGTTGCGAGTATTCAACTACTGGTGGCCCAATCTACGGTAAAAACCGTTATCAGTTCTGGCAGGCTTCTACAACTGCTCCTGATGCTACTGGTTACGTTGTAGATGATCCTCAAGCTGTTTTCCAAGCAGCTGTTGTTGTTAACCCAGCTGGTACTGGTGGTTCTACTACTATTGCCTATGTTAACCCAGCTTACATCGGCTCTAATGCTTATTACATTGGTGCTGCTGCTGGTAATACTGGTAATACAACTACTGGTGACTCTTTAGCTGGTGTTGCAGTTTCTGCATCTGCTACTACAGGCGTACCTTTAACAACTTCTGCACCATTCCGTATCGTCGGTGTTGTTCCTGCATCCGCTGTAACTGTATCTGCTAATGCCACAAGCTCAAGCACTACTATTACTTTGTCTGCTTCTAACAGCTCTATCGTTCCTGGTATGGCAGTATCTGGCCCTGGTATCACCCAAGGTTCTAATACTTATGTAACAGCAGTTTCAGGCACTTCAGTTACGATTAACACAGCAGTTGCTACTGCTCAATCGTCTGCTGTAAGTTTTTCATTCACCGGCTACCCAGAAGTATTGGTTGCATGGAACTTCGGTTACCATAGCTACTTCAATGCTACTGGTGTTTAATTAAGGAGCATTTAAATGGCTATTTCTCGTGCACAACTACTAAAAGAGTTGCTCCCCGGTTTGAACGCATTGTTTGGACTTGAGTACGCTCGCTATGGTGAAGAACATAAAGAGATCTATGAAACAGAGACTTCTGAGCGTTCTTTTGAAGAAGAAACAAAACTGTCAGGCTTTAGCGCTGCACCAGTCAAGAACGAAGGCCAAGCCATCGCTTACGACAATGCGCAAGAAGCTTGGACTGCTCGCTACAACCACGAAACTATCGCCCTTGGCTTTAGCTTGACTGAAGAAGCAATCGAAGACAACCTCTACGATTCTTTGTCTGCTCGCTACACCAAAGGTCTAGCTCGTGCTATGGCTTACACCAAGCAAGTTAAAGCTGCTGCAGTATTAAATAACGGTTTCAACAGTCAAGTAACATACGGCGACGGTCAACCATTGTTTTCTACAGCACACCCTTTGATTTCTGGCGGTACTAACGCTAACACTCCATCTACCCCTGCTGACTTGAACGAAACCGCATTGGAAAATGCTGTTATTCAGATCGCTGCTTGGACAGATGAGCGTGGCCTCTTGATCGCTGCTCGTCCTAAGAAATTGGTTGTTCCACCTGCATTGCAATTCGTTGCTACTCGTTTGCTCGACACAGAACTCCGTGTTGGTACAAACAACAACGATATCAACGCAATTAAGAACAATGGTTCAGTTCCAGAAGGTTACACAATTAACCACTTCTTGACCGCAACCAACGCATGGTTCTTGACCACTGACGTACCAAATGGTTTGAAACACTTTGTTCGTATCCCATTGCAAAACAGCATGGACGGTGACTTTGACACCGGTAACGTACGTTACAAATCCCGTGAGCGCTATAGCTTCGGCGTTTCTGATCCATTAGGTATCTATGGTTCATACTAAGTAGTACTGAAAGGGGGCCTAAAAACCCCCCTTTTTATTTAAATAGGTTGCACACTATTCAAAAAAGGTGTATAAATATGTTACTGGGAATTTACTTGTACCGGACTGCCCCAGCAGACAATGCAATGATTGGTACGAGGACTTTTGCATAAGGAAACTTAATCATGGCACGTAGTACTTTTTCCGGCCCAATTCTATCGGGCACACAACGTTTTGGCTCACAACGTAACGTAGGTTACGCACTTCTATCTCAACAAGTAGTATTAGATTTTTCAAACTCTACTGCACAAACCGCTAACTTTGGTGGTGGTAGTGGTGTTTTTGCTGATGCTAACGGTATTCCTAACGATGTAGCAACAATCTGGACACCACAAAACGGTGTTTACAGCAATACTGGCCCAACTTTAGCTTCTGCTCCTACAGCCGATGCAACCGGTACTAACTACCGTGGCGCAGTATTTATTCTTCCAGAAAAGTGCACAATTCAGAATATTTTGATTGATAACATCATTCAACCTACTGATGGTACAAATGCTGTTACAGCAATCCAACCGTACATTTCTAACAACTTTGCTACTTCTGCTGGTGTATACGCAACATCTGCTCAAATTACTGGTTCAAGCATTGGTCGTACAACTTGCTCATTTACTGCAACTCAGTATGCAAACGCTTTGTCTACATTACAAGACGTTCAAAACACCCAGCCTGGTCAAGAACCAGCTTGGTTTACACAAGTTGTTGTTACATTGAAATTAACTGTTGCCTCATTAACTTCTGTTAATGCTGGTAAGTTAGCAGTTACAGTTCAATATACACAACCTGATTTGAACATTGGTAATGGTACAACTTACCCATATGGTAACTTTGACTAATTAATCCCATAGGGGCTTCGGCCCCTTTTTTAAAAATTTAGGAGATTAATATGGCCAATCAAAGCCCAAGCGGTATTCCAAACACCAACAATTCGGTGATGTCAATTACTCGTGAATCAAGAACTGAACCATTTGAATTACAAGTGGCTCGTGGTCAGATTTATGGTCATAGTGTTTTAAATATCTATGGCTATCAAGCATCGGTAGGTACATCGTTTGTACCTGTATGGGAAGGAAATACTTCTTATACTTTCCCGTCATCTGCCATTCAGATGCACCTTGTTAGTTCTGTTAATACTGGTGCTGATGCAACTTCGTTGATAACTATTAATGGTTTGGATGCGAATTACAACCAGATTTCTGAAACTATTAAGTTGAACGGTACAACAGCTGTAACCACAGTGAAGTCTTATTTCCGTATCAATAGTATGTCAGTAACAAGTGGTGCTCCTACTGGTAACATCACTTTAAAAGATACATCAGATACAACTTTGTACGCAGAGATTGCAGCAGGTAACGGTCGTACTTTAATGGGTATTTATACCGTACCGGCAGGATATACTTACTATTTGAGCCGTATTGACATTAATACCAGTTTAAATGCTAATCCAGCAGGTTATGCAACATATCAAAACTATCAAACAAGTAATTCAGGTGTATCTACTGTTACTATCATAGCCCCATTTACAAACAATTATCATGCACAGCGAGTAATGCCAAGACTTGTTGCTGAAAAAACAGATATTCAATTACAAGCAAAAGTTAGTACTGGTACTGCGGCTTTAACAGTTTCGCAAGAAGGTTACTTAATCGCTAACGGTAGCTAAAATGGCAACTAAGAAAAAAGGCGTTTCTCTTGCGATTGGCCGTGGTGAAAAGTTGCCTGCGTCTAAGGGCGCTGGGCTTACCGCCAAAGGTCGTGCTAAATATAATGCAGCTACTGGCTCGCATTTAAAGGCACCTCAACCTGAAGGCGGACCTCGTAAGAAATCTTTTTGCGCTAGAATGTCGGGAATGCCCGGTCCTATGAAAGACGAAAACGGCAAGCCTACTCGTAAAGCAGCTAGTTTAAGACGATGGAAGTGTGGTACAAAATGAAAGACATTATTGAGCACGTAAGCGAGCCTGCAAAACACGTTGTAGATGCTTTATCTATATTAACCGTGTTAGGAACTCTTGTTGATGTTCTGCCTGCTGTAGCAGCTTTATTATCTATAATTTGGTCTCTATTACGTATTTATGAGAGCAAAACTGTACAAGGTTGGCTAGGAAAAAAAGATGCCGAGCAAGTCTAAAAAACAACATAACTTAATGGAAGCCGTGGCGCATAGCCCAGCTTTTGCTAAGAAAGTTGGTATTAAACAGTCAGTTGGTAAAGAGTTTGCCAAAGCTGATAAAGGTAAGAAGTTTGGTACAGGTGGTGGTGTTGGAGTAACTCGAGGCGGTAAGGGTATGATTAATCGTCAAGAGACAAGGTTTGGTAGTGTTCTAGGGCAGGAAAAGAATGTGCCAAATGTTAATTTAAACAAATACGTCGGCAAAAAAACTGGCGGAAAGGTGAAGAAAAAATGAACCAAAATAAATCATTCTCTCAAAAAGAGACAATGGGCGACAAGACTATGGGCAAAGTGAAAACTGGCGCTCCTAGTATCGACGGTATTGCAGAACGTGGTAAAACCAAGACTAAATATCCAAAAATGTCTGGTAACACAATCGGCAATGGTCCTTGCATTAATTGTAAATAAGGAGTTCAAAATGGAACACAAACACAAAATGGAGCACGACAAGAAACATGCTGCTGGTCACATGCATGAGCAAGAAAAAGTTGCAAAAATGTATGGTGACAAAAGTCATAAGATGAACCACGAGCACGTAAAAGCTATGTGCGGTGGTGGTAAGTCTATGGCCAAATAATGCGAGCTTCTCGTGGAATGGGTGCTGTAGCCCCATCTAAAATGCCAAAAGCTAAAACGATTGTCCGTAAGGACGATCCGAACGATGTCACCATGTATAAAAAAGGTGGTGAGGTTTGGGATAAGCCCCGTCCAAAAGGACTTGGTAAACCCAAAAAAATGTCAGCGGCTAAAAAGTCTAGCGCAAAGGCTATGGCTAAAGCTGCCGGCAGACCTTACCCTAACCTAGTAGATAACATGAGAGCAGCGAGGAAAAAATGAAATTTGCAATTAACTGGGTGCTAGGTTTATTTCGTAAACCAGACGTAGAAATTACGTTTGAGCCAGAAGTAGAGGCTTGGCCTTTTCCTGTACCAGCAAAAAAGAAGCCGAAAGTAGCAAAAGCCACAACTCGCACTAAGAAACCTGCAGTTGTAGCAAAAACTGCTGTTAAAAAGACCGCCAAGAAAAAGGCTAAGTAATGGGAACTTCCGGCACAGCGCTGTTTAATTTAGACATGGGCGACCTCATTGAGGAAGCCTTTGAGCGTTGTGGTTCGCAGTCACGTTCTGGTTACGACTTTAGAACTGCTGCCCGTAGCGTTAACATGCTTACTATTGAGTGGGCAAATCGTGGTATTAACTTGTGGACTATTGAGCAGGGTCAGATTCCTATCAATATTAATGCGGGTCAGATTAGCTACCCTATTCCACTAGATACTATCGACTTGTATGACCACGTAATCCGTCAGGGTACAGGCCAAAACCAAGTCGATATTAACATTACCCGCATCTCTGCGGATGATTACCTTGATCTGCCTACTAAAAATGCCCAAGGTCGTCCTATTCAGGTATGGGTTGACCGTCAGTCTGGTAACTTAGATAACGCTGCAGTAACTACTCTAAGTGGCGCTATTTCTGCAACTGCTACCACAATCCCTGTTACTTCTACCGCTAATATGCGTAGCCAAGGCTATATTAATATTGGTAGTGAAACTATCCTGTACCAAAACATTGGTACGGCTGCGGCAGGTAATGCTAATCAGCTTTTAAACTGCTATCGTGGCATGAATAATACTACCGCTGCCTCACACGCAAGCGGGGATTCAGTCTACAACAACTACCTACCAAACATTAATATTTGGCCTACTGGGGTTGCTGGTACGCAATATACGTTTGTTTACTACCGTTTACGTCGCATACAAGACTCTGGCACCGGCATTAATACCGAAGATATCCCGTTCCGGTTTGTGCCCGCTATGGCGGCAGGATTGGCTTATTACCTATCTATGAAGCTGCCAGATATTGATATGAACCGTATACCGATGCTAAAAGCAGACTACGAACAACAGTTCCAATTAGCGGCTGATGAGGATAGGGAGAAAGCATCTTGGCGTATGGTTCCACGTAATCTATTCTATTCTAGATAAATATGACCGCATCTAAGTATGCTTCTGGCAAACACTCGATAGCCGAATGTGACCGATGCGGGCAGCGGTATAAGTTGCATCAGTTAAAAATTGAGATTATTAAGACACACCCTTTTAATATTAGGGTTTGTCCGACCTGTTGGGATCCAGATCAGCCACAGTTACAACTTGGTTTATACCCTGTAAATGACCCACAAGGGGTACGTAATCCAAGACCTGATGTAAGTTATTATTCGTCTGGAACTACAGGGTTGTATATAAACCCAAATGCTAGTAATGATGTAAGTAATGCTGGATACCCTAGCGACGGTAGTAGAAATACACAGTGGGGCTGGAATCCTGTAGGTGGACCTAGAAGTTTTTCAGATGCTTTTAGCCCCAATGATTTAAACTTAGCGATTACAATAGGCACAGTAACCGTAACAACAACTTAAGGAGTAGTAAAATGGCAAAAATGGAAAACATGAAAGAAGATATCAAGCAAGATAAAGCTATTGTTAAAAAAGCTTTTAAAATGCATGATGCTCAAGAACACAAGGGTGGTAAAGGCACTAATCTAGATAATCTTAAAAAAGGCGGTAAGATTAAAAAGATGAAACAAGGTGGCGTAACCGGAAAAGAAATGAAAGCTATGGGTCGCAATATGGCTCGTGCTATGAATCAAAAATCTAGCTCAAGAGGTCGTTAATATGGCTACCCAAATTAAACCAACTACCAAGAATAGTTCGCCTATGCGTACTGGCATGGCTAAAAATAATAAACCTGCCAAAGCATACGAAAAGAACGGTACTGGCGTAGCTGCAGAGCGTAAAGCTACAGGTTATGCTACAGACCCAAACACCATGAAGGCTGATGAGGTAACTCCGGGTGGTATGCCTGCTATGACAGTATCTATTGGTAATAAGACTCGTGAACCAAAAACTACTGGTATTGAAGTACGTGGTTCTGGTGCTGCAACTAAAGGTCGTATGGCTAGAGGCCCAATGGCATAATGAATTACGAACAGTTATATAACTCGATTCAAGCCTATACCGAAAACACTGAACAGTTGTTTGTGGCTAATATTCCTGTCTTTGTACAGGAGGCTGAACTTCGTATATATAACTCTGTAAACGTACCATCATTACGCAAAAACGTAACCGGTACTATGACATCTGGCAATCAGTATGTTTCCTTGCCTGACGATTGGTTAGCAAACTATTCTGTAGCGGTTATAGATCCTACTACTGGAATGTATAACTTCTTAATCAATAAAGATGTTAACTTTATGCGTCAAGCGTATCCTTTTGCTACAAACAACGGGACTACGTATCAAGGAACTCCGGGCGGCACACCAAAGTACTACGCACTATTTGGGTCTCAGTATTCAAATATTAACGAAATGACCATTATGGTTGCACCTACACCGGACCAAAACTATCCGATAGAGATGCACTATTATTACTATCCACCCACCATCGTACAGGGCCAAATTGTTACATTAGGAACGATTACTGCTGGCTCGCTATATACCAATGGTGTATACCAAAACGTAGCTTTAACAGGAGGTTCAGGTGCTAACGCAACTGCTGATATCGTGGTTTCCGGTGGTGCAGTCACATCTTGTAGCCTTAAGTTTGGCGGTAATTTTTATGTCGTGGGCGATGTTCTTTCTTGTGCTTCCCTTGGTCCTACTGGTAGCGGCTTTTCTATTCCGGTAGCTTCTATATCAAATGCCACAGGAAGTTCTTGGCTTGGCGATAACTTTGACCCAGTACTATTCTATGGTTCTATGCGGGAAGCTATGCTGTTTATGAAGCAAGAAGCTGACTTAGTAACCAACTATGAGCAAAAGTACCAAGAAGCTTTATTAGAATTTAGACGCTTCTGCGACGGTCTTGATCGTGGTGATAGTTATCGTGACGGCCAAACCAAGCTTAATATTGATCTTAAAGGTAATGTGGTCTCATGATTACCCAAACTTCTTGCACAATTTTTCAGCAAAATTTGCTAAATGGTAATGAAAACTTTACCACCGGCAGTTATAAAATTGCCCTTTATACCGGACTAGCAAACTTAGGTCAGCAAACTACGGCTTACACTACTACCAATGAAGTGGTAGGGACGGGCTATACGGCTGGTGGGCAAACTTTAGTTATCTCTGTACCCCCAACCCAAGATAATGTTCATAACATTACCTACGTATCTTTTCAAAATGCAGTTTGGAACCCAGCAGCCTTTACTGCTAGGGGGGCATTAGTATACAATGCAACTACAGGTGCAGCGTGTTTTGTATTAAATTTTGGGTCAGATAAAACTTGTACATCTAGCTTTACCGTGCAATTTCCAACGGCGAATTATTCGTCCGCAATTTTAACCATTGGTACTACTAGCAGTAGTATTAATTATAGTAGTGCAGATTAGGAGCAATTATGCAAAAAGAATTAGCAAGCTGTGGCGATAAGGCAGAAATTAGTCTGCAAGCTGGCGCTACACAAAATGAAACCGTTGGTATTGAAGGCGCATACCATGTTGAATGCCGTGATGCTGCCGGTAATGTTAAATGGACTGAAGAGTTCCCTAACCTAGTAAACGCTGTTGGTAAACAGTTAATGCTTGATACTTTGTTAAAAGGTTCTGCATACACAGTTACTGGCCCGTATTTAGGTTTGATTGCAACTACTAGCCCAACATTTGGTACTGGTTCAGATACCATGACTTCACACTCTGGTTGGACTGAGTTTACTAACTATACAGTTGGCGGTTCTGCAGTTCGTGGTACAGCAGTGTTTGGTTCTTCAACATCTACAGGCTCTACACCATCTAACGTAACAACTTCTGCAGCTTCTGCAATTACCTACACTATTACTGGTGCTGGTGGTAACGTAACAGGTTGTTTCTTGGTTACAGGTTCTGGCGCTTCTTCTACACAGTCTAATACTGGTGGAACTTTATATAGCGCTGGTGCTTTTGCTACAGCTAAGACTGTTACTGCTGGTGATACAGTAAGCGTTACATATTCGACAACCGCTACAAGCTAAGGAGCTTAAATGGCTCTTGTTGTCTATGATAGAGTACAGGAAACTACCACTACAACTGGTACTGGCGCAGTTACCCTTTTGGGTGCTGTTGCTGGTTTTCAATCTTTTGCTGTAGTTGGCAATGGCAATACTACATTTTATTGCATCGCTGACCAAGGCGGAGGTACGAATTGGGAGGTTGGTGTTGGCACCTACAGCACTACTGGTCCTACTCTTACTCGCACTACTGTTTTTGCTTCTAGTAACAGCGGTTCTTTGGTTAATTTCACCAGTGGCACTAAGTCTGTATTTGTTACTTACCCAGCCGAAAAGTCTGTTAACCTTGATGCTTCTGGTAATGTTACTGCTCTTGGTACTGTTAGTTCTGGCACTTGGCAGGGAACCACTGTAGGTGTTGCTTATGGCGGTACTGGTGTAACTTCCTCTAGCGGTGCTAACTCTGTTGTTTTACGTGACGCTAACTCCAACGTAATTGCTAATAACTTTCTTGGCGGATATAACGTAATCACTGCCGCCGCTGGTACAACAGTATTGACTGTTGCTTCTGCCTATTATCAGCGTATTAGCGGTTCTACAACCCAGACAATCCAGCTTCCTAATGCTACAACAATGGCTAACGGGCAGGGTTTTACTTTTGATAACGATTCTAGCGGCGCTGTAACTATTGTCGATAATGCTAGCGGATTTATTGATACTGTTCCGTCTGGTGGTTATTCTTATATATTTGTTGAAGACAACAGCACTTCTGCTGGCTCTTGGGGTAAATACGCTTTAATCCCAGCTTCTTATGACTTTAGTACTTCTACCGCAAACTTTGGTGGCGCAACAATTACTAACGCTACCTACAACGGAAACACGATTGGTACGGCTTATGGTGGTACAAACTTAACTGGATTTTCAGCCGCTAACAACGCTTTATACTCAACATCATCTTCCGCACTGACTGCAGGTACTTTGCCAGTATTGGCTGGTGGTACTGGAGTTACATCGTCTACTGGTTCTGGTTCAGTTGTTTTAAATACTAGCCCAACTTTAGTTACACCTTTACTTGGTACACCAACTTCTGGTAATTTAGCAAACTGTACTGGATATCCTGCTGGTTCTATCAGCGGCACAATAAATTTAGCTACTCAAGTAACCGGCACACTTCCTGTAGCCAACGGCGGTACTGGGGCTACAACACTAACTGGATACATGTATGGTAACGGCACGTCAGCGGTGACTGCTTCTACTACTATTCCGGGTTCTGCAATTAGTGGAAACATATCTGGTAATGCTGCTAACGTAACAGGCACTGTTGCTATCGCTAACGGCGGTACAGGACAAACTACAGCTTCAGCAGCATTTAACGCTCTTAGCCCAATTACTACTACTGGTGACTTAATTGTTGGTAACGGCACAAACAGTGCCACTCGTCTTGGTATTGGTACAGCTAATCAAGTTTTAACTTCTAACGGTACAACTGCTACTTGGTCTAGCCCATCTACTGGCGCTGGTACTATTACTAGAACAGACTTTACAGCTACTGCAGGACAAACTGTATTTACAGTTAGCTATCAGGTTGGTCTGATTGATGTATATCGTAACGGTGTTAAGCTAGCTACTACAGACTTTACTGCTACTAACGGTACTTCATTTACTCTAGCAGTCGGTGCTAACTCTGGTGATATTGTACAAGCCGAAGTATTTAGCTCATTAAATATTTACGCAACCATTACTACCGACACATTTAGCGGCAACGGCTCTACAACTGCATTTACGATGTCTGTTTCACCAAGCAGTTCTGGTGCTACCTTGGTTGTTATTTCGGGTGTAACCCAAGACCCAAGTTCATATACCGTATCAGGTACAACGCTGACATTTAGCACTGCGCCTCCTGCTGGTACAAACAACATCTCCGTTCGCTATCTTGGCGTTCCTTCTGTTACTACTGTTGGCTCATTTAGCGGTGGTACTACAGGTTTAACTCCAAGCTCTGCTACATCAGGCACGGTTACTTTGGGCGGTGTATTAAACGTTGCTAACGGTGGTACAGGTCAGTCTAGCTTTACTTCTGGCGGTGCTTTATATGCTTCTGGCTCTACAACTATTGCCTCTGGAACCCTACCTGTAACTGCTGGCGGTACGGGCGTAACTACTTCTACTGGTAGTGGTTCTGTTGTATTGGCATCTAGTCCGACAATCACAACGCCAACAATTAATCAAATCAACACCTCGGTAGCCAACACTTCACTTGGCGCTGGTAACGCTTCTATTATGAAGAACCGTATTATTAATGGTGCGATGGTTATCGACCAAAGAAATGCTGGTGCTTCTACAACACCTGCATCGACTTCTTATACTCTTGACCGTTGGGTTGTATATACTCCAGGCAGTAAATTTAGTGTTCAACAAAATGCTGGTTCAGTAACTCCACCAGTAGGCTTTTCAAAATATCTTGGCATTACATCAACATCAGCATATTCCATCAGCTCTGGAGATATTAGTGCAATAGCACAATTAATTGAAGGTTATAATGTTGCTGATCTTAATTGGGGCTCTGCAAATGCAAAAACAGTAACTTTATCTTTTTGGGTTTACAGTTCATTAACTGGCACTTTTGGTGGCGCTTTGTCTAATAACGGACAAACAAGGTCTTACCCATTTAGCTACACAATATCTTCTGCAAACACTTGGCAACAAATATCTATAAGTATTGCTGGTGATACCACAGGAACATGGACAACCGATAATACTGCAGGAATAAGATTATTTTTTAGTATTGGAACAGGTTCAACTTATAGCGGAACAGCAGGTGCTTGGGCTGGAGCAGCTTATCTTTCATCTACAGGTGCAACATCCGTAGTAGGAACTTCTGGTGCAACATTTTATATAACAGGCTGTCAACTAGAAGTAGGAAGTAGTGCTACTGGATTTGAGTATCGTCAATACACTACTGAATTACAGTTGTGCCAAAGATATTACACATATATCGGAAATGAAACTGTTGGTACTGAAATACCCGCTGGAAGCAACGGTACAGCAAGGGTTCGTGGAACTTACTATTACCCGGTTACAATGCGAGCAGCGCCAAGTGCATCAATAGCAGGAACTCCCGGCTTTTATACTTATGCCGGAACAACTCCAACATATAGTAGTCCAGCAAATATTGCTGGAACAACTACTAAATATGCAACTATTGACTTAAACATTACAGGCGCCACATTAACTGCAGGACAATGGGCTAATAATATTAGCTTTAATACTACTGGTTGTTATATTGCTTGGTCAGCGGAGTTATAAAATGAACTATAAATTACTTAAAGATAAAGGCGTTTTGATTGGTGTTGAACGCTCAGATGGTTGGCATATCCCTTTCGACCCAGCCAACACAGACTACCAAGCCTACCTAAAATGGCTTGAAGAAGGTAACACACCGGAGGCAGCAGATTAATTATGGCATTAACTAAAGTCCCACTTGATTCTGGCGTAGTAAATACGCTCCCCGTAGCTAACGGAGGAACAGGTTTAACTTCTGTTGGAACAAACGGTCAGGTATTGACTTCGAATGGAACTTCAATGGCTTGGGGTTCTGTTGCTTCTGTAACACCTGCTGCTGTTTCTGACCAAGCAAACACCTCTACTGGATACTTTGGTTTACCTTCTGGTACTACAGCACAACGTCCGGGTTCTCCAGCAAACGGATATACACGTTTTAATACGACATCAAATGCAATAGAAACTTACTCAAGTACTAGCTCGGCTTGGGAAATAGTTACTTACTTTACTTTGCCCGGAGCACCGACTATTGGAACTGCTACAGCAGCTAGCTCAACATCAGCAACAGTAACTTATACTGCACCAGCAAACACAGGGCAGGGAACAAGCTCGCAAGTAATTACTTCTTATACAGCAGTTTCAAGCCCCGGTGGAATAACAGGAACCGTATCACAGTCTGGGTCTGGAACAATTACTGTAAGTGGCTTAAGCCCACAAACATCTTATACATTTACTGTATATGCAACAAACGCAGCAGGAAATAGCGCATCTAGTTCTGCTTCAAACAGCATTACAACTCCAGCATCACCTTACACTTTAACTTATCTTGTAGTTGCTGGCGGTGCTGGTGGAGCTTCTGGTGGTGGCGGTGCTGGTGGCTTATTAAGTGGTTCTGCACTAGTTACTCCGGGTCAAGTTTATACAACTAGCGTTGGTGGTGGAGGCTCTGGTGGTTCTGGTGGAGGCACAACTACTGCAGGATATGGTGGTAACTCTTCTTTAACGGGTAGTGCCATTTCTGCTACTTCAATTGGCGGCGGTCGTGGTGGAATCATTGGTGACAATGGCGGTGCTAACGGTGCTGGTAGTGGCGGTTCAGGTGGTGGCGGTGGTGGTTGGTCTGGCGGTACAACAAATGGTGGTTCAGGCACATCGGGCCAAGGTAATAATGGTGGTTCTAATAGCGGAGCTACTGGAAACCCTTACCCAGCTGGTGGTGGTGGCGGTGCTGGAGCTGCGGGTCAAAATGCTCCTAGTGGCGTAACATCAGGTAACGGTGGTTCAGGTTCTGCTTCTTCTATTACTGGCTCTTCAGTAACTTATGCTGGTGGCGGTGGTGGTGGTAGTTATAACGGAGGAAATGCGGGCTCTGGCGGCTCTGGCGGTGGAGGCAATGGCTCAAATAGTGGTAACGGTAGTGGTGGAACAGCAAACACTGGCGGTGGAGGTGGCGGTGCTCGAAATGGTGGTACTGGCGGCACAGGTGGTTCAGGTGTAGTAATTATTTCCGTGCCTAGTGGAAGTTACACTGGTACAACTACTGGTTCTCCTACTGTTACTACAAGCGGAGGAAATACAATTATGACGTTTACATCTAGCGGGAGTTATACAGCATGAGTCATTTTGCTAAAGTTCTTGATGGAAAAGTTATTAATGTTATTGTGGCTGAACCAGAATTTTTTGATTCTTTTATAGACTCGTCACCCGGAACTTGGATACAAACTTCTTACAATACATACGGTAATCAGCATAAGTTAGGTGGTACCCCGTTGCGTGGTAACTACGCTGGTATTGGTTATATCTATGATGCTGCAGAAGATGTTTTTTATGCTTCACAACCTTTTCCAAGCTGGACACTAAATAAAACAACTTGGCTATGGGAAGCACCGACACCAATGCCAACAGATGATAAACCATATAAATGGGACGAAGCTATTAAAGAATGGGTAGAAATTAAATGACACAAGCAGCTAACCTAGCCGCAGAAGGCTCAAACGTAAACTCATCTGGCGTACTTCAAGTCGCAGGCGGCGGTACGGGCGCAACCACTCAAGCGGGGGCGGCAAATGCCGTATTACCTAGCCAAACAAGCCAGTCAGGTAAATACTTAACCACAGATGGAACTAACGCATCTTGGGGAACCGTAACATCTAATCCCGGTACCGTAACATCTGTAAATTTAACTGCTGGTACTGCCATATCTGTAAGTGGTGGTCCAATTACTTCTAGCGGTTCTATTACCGTAAATAACACTGGTGTTACTTCGGCTGTAGCAGGTACAGGTATTGGTGTAAGCGCTTCAACTGGTGCGGTGACAATATCAAATTCAGGTGTTACTTCTGTTACTGCTGGTACTGGTATTTCCGTATCTGCTTCTACTGGCGGCGTAACTATTACTAATACTGGTGCAACTACTCCTTATGTTGGTTTTAGAGGGCAAGCATTTACATCTAACGGAACATTTACTATTCCATCAGGCATTACTCAACTTAAAATTACAGTTGTAGGTGGTGGGGCTGGTGGTTCAGGGGGTCAGTATCCTTGCCAAAGTATTGGTTTAGGAGGAAATGGTGGAACTTCATCTGTTTCTTCAGGAACACAGTCTATTACTACTATATCTGCAAGTGGTGGTGGTAATGGAAATACTAACGGCCCTACTGGGGGTGCTGGTGGTATAGGCTCTAACGGCACAATTAATATCGGTGGCGGTGCTGGCGGTAGTTCTGACACCCAAGCTTACGGTACCCCTGGAGCAACTGGTGGCTCATCTACTTTAGGTGGCGGTGGTAATGGCAATTATAATGCTAACGGTAGTGCTGGTAGAGCTTATGGTGGTGGTGGTGGTGGTGGTTCTGGTTATGGTAATGGAAGTGGTGGCGGTGCTGGTGGAACTGCTATTTCATATTTAACTGGATTAACTTCGGGTGGAACTTTATCAGTCACTATTGGATCTGGCGGTGGTGGAGGCTCAACTTCTTATGCTTATAATGGTGCCGCTGGTGCGGCTGGTGTAGTTATTTTTGAATGGTAATAGGAAAATAAAATGACAACTCAAAATTATTTAATTATTGAAAATAATGTTGTAACTAATGTTGTTGTATGGGATGGCAACACACAAGATTGGACACCGCCAGCAGATTCTATTCAATTAATACAAGCAACAACTCCAGCAAAAATTTGGCAATGGGATTCTGCAACTAAAACTTATAGTTTAGTAGAACAAGTTGGTGTTGGTGATATTGGATTTACTTGGGATGGAACAGTTTTAACTACAAATCAACCTAAACCAACACCGCCTAAAGCAGAAGCTAATCAACCAGCAACAACTGGAACTGTAACAGCATGACAATTGCCGTAGCACCAAAACATAGTTTTACCTATGATGGGGTGCAGCTTATTGTCTATCATGCAAATAAAGGAGAAGGTTTGCCTAATCATGGACATTCTTTTTCCCATGCAACTATATGCAATGCTGGTTCTTGTTTAGTAAGTCTTGAAGGCAGAAGTTACACCATTGATAAAAATTCAACGCCTTTAAATCTTCCTGCTGGTGAGTGGCACGAAATTGAAGCATTAGAAGATGGCACTGTATTTGTAAACGTATTTGCTGAAGGTAAATACTAATGTTTGGAATAACCGCCTTTGCCCAATCTACATTCGCTGGTCTTGGCGGGAGTGCGTACAACTTTTCATTAACTGAAAACTCAAGCATAGCGGATATAAATTCTGTAGCTGCGGCTTTATTACAGAGTATTACTGAACCTGTAACCATGAACGATTATCCGTTGCCAGCGGGTGCATTTGTAGGGTTTATTTATGAAAACTCTGGCTTGGCGGATACTAATAGCGTAACAGCAGCCCTATTGCAAAGCTTGACAGAAAACTCTAACCTAGCTGATTCTGAGTCAATAACAGCTCAATTTGCCCAAAGCGTAGCCGAAAACTCAAACCTTGCCGATTCTAGCGCACAATACTTTGCCGCCTTGGAAAGCCGTACTGAACCAATAAATTCCGTACAAGACACAAATTCCACTACGTCAACCTTCCTGCAAAGCCTAACTGAAGCTACAACGATTACCGAAGCCGGGAGCATTACAGCCCAGTTTGCCGCAAGTGTTACTGAAAACGTGGTAATGCAGGATGTTATTTCTATAGCCGCCCAGTTTGCTACAAGTATTACCGAGCCTATGACTATGGCAGAGGTTTTATCTATTATCTCTTTGTTTTTCTTTAATATTACCGAGCCATCCACAATAGCCAATACCCAGACTATCCAAGCCCAGTTTCTAGAATCCATCGTTGAGAACGCTAATTTAGCGGATGTAGAGTCTATTCAGGCTAATTTCTTGGGCACTGTGGTAGAAAACGTCAATATGCTTGACTCGCTAATTGCTCGTGGATGGATTAAAATTAACGATAATCAGAGTACAACTTGGAATGCAGTAAACAATGCGGGCGGAAGTGGCTGGACTACTGTAAACGATGCCCAAAATCCGGGCTGGACAAAAATTAACGATTTTCAGGGATAAATCATGGCATCAACATATACAACTGACCTAAAACTTACCAAGATGGGTAACGGAGAAGATTCCGGTACTTGGGGTACTATTACCAACACCAACTGGGATTTGATTGAACAAGCTGTTGCTGGGGTAGTAAATATCCCAATGACTAATGCTAACTATACACTGACCAATTTAAATGGTACTTCCGACGAAGCCCGCAATATGGTGCTTAATGTTACCGGCTCAAATTCAGCCGTGTATCAAGTTATTATTCCTTCAAACCAATCTAAGTTTTACGTAGTATCAAACAATACTTCTGGCAGCTATGCAATTACTGTCGGTACTAGCGGAATTGGTGGAACATTAATTTCTATCCCTAATGGAGTAACTGCTCAAGTTTATTGCGACGGCACAAATACCTATTCTGCTCAAACTGGATCTGCTGGTAACTTCTTAGTCAATGGTAACTTAAGTGTAACAGGCAACCAAGTAGACGTAGGTAATATGTCTGTGGGCGGTACTTTTGGTGTTACTGGTACATCTAGCTTAGCGGCTACTTCGTTCTCAGTTAGCCCAACAGCACCTACACCTACAGTTGGCGACAATTCTACTAAAGTGGCTACAACAGCATTTGTGCAAACAGCAACAGGCACGCTAGGTACTATGGCTCAACAAAACGCTAACAACGTTAATATTACTGGCGGAACAGTTTCTGGTATTACTGGTTCAATTAATAGCGTTACACCCGGATCTAATTCTGTTGGCGCTCGTACTATTTCTACTTCTGCTCCTTCTGGTGGCTCTAACGGTGATATTTGGTATCAGGTTTAATCAATGGCTAATACCTACATTAAAGATGGCGGTACTTGGAAGCAGCTAGTAAACGCCTACGTAAATCAATCTGGGACAAATACTCAGGTTAAAAAGATTTACGTTAATGATTCAGGCACTTGGAAGCTTGCATATGCGGCTACTTACGCTATAGATTACCTACTTGTTGCCGGTGGTGGTGGCGCTGGTGGTCGTGGTGGAGCGGGTGGTGGAGGAGCTGGTGGTTATCTTGCTAACTCTGGCACAGTCACTCTTGGCACAAGCTATCCTATTGTTGTTGGCACTGGAGGAGCTGGAGCGCCATCAAGCGGTGGTCAAGGCAACAATGGTACTAACTCCACTTTCAATTCATTAACTGCTGTTGGCGGAGGCGGCGGTGGATATGGCGGAGCAGGTAATTCTGGTGGCTCTGGCGGTGGCGGTAATGGTAACGGTGGCTCAGGCGGATCTGGCACTTCAGGACAAGGAAATGCTGGTGGTAATGGTAATGGCGTTAGCTCTGGAGTCCCTGCAGGCGGAGGCGGTGGTGCGGGTGCGGTTGGTGGAAACGGTAATCCGGGTCAAGCAGGTAATGGTGGCGATGGTTTAACTTGGTATGACGGCGTAACTCGTGGCGGTGGCGGTGGTGGCGGTTCTCGTTGGGATGACCCACAACATGCAAACTCTGGTTCAGGTGGTGCTGGTGGTGGTGGTAATGGCGGTACAGGTGCTGGTTCAGTTCCTCCAACAGACGGTACAGCTAATACTGGTGGCGGTGGCGGTGGCCCTCAAGTTTGGGATAATGGTGGACGTTATCAAGCTGGTGGATCAGGTGGATCAGGTATCGTAGTATTGCGTTATGCTGGTAGTCAAAGAGGTACTGGAGGAACAGTTGTTTCTAGTGGCGGATATACGTACCATTACTTCTATTCATCTGGAACTTATACGGCGTAAAGGTGAAAAAAGTGTGTTATGCCAGACCCATTAGGACTCTCAGAAGGAGTAAAGGGGCTTAGTGCAGGCCTAGATTCTGCTCGTGAAGCAAGTAAAGGACTGTCCAAAAGTATTGAAGGTATACAAAATGATGGTTTAGAAGCAGCCCAAAAACGAGCACAAGAAAGAATACGTGCAAGACGAGAAGCAGAATTAAAAAAGGAACGAGCGTTAATTAAAGCGCTTGAAGAATGGAAACGTAAGAAACAAATCTCTGATGAAGAGGCTAGATTAAAGATAGATTTTGTAAAGAAGTATGGTGCAAAAGAGTGGGAAGCGGTATTAAAAATTAAACTGGATATTGAAAACTTGCAGAGAAAAGATAATGAAGAGTTCCAGCACGATTTAAAAGAAGTAAGGCGGGTGCAGTTTTATTGTTTTGTAGCCGCTTTGATTGTAACGTTATGGCTTAAATTTGTATTAGGAGTAATTTAATGAACGAAATTTTTACACACATCTTAACTGGAAAAGATAACAAGACTCATGACATTGCTCGTTGGGCATGGCTAGGTGGTTTTGTATTAGTCGGTATTGTGGCAGTTGGCCTAATCTATGCTGGTAAAGAAGTTATCTTGACTGAATTGGCTGGAGCAC